TTGATGTAGGGTAGTAGGCAGGGCGCAAGCGGCTTTGAACACCGGTTGCGTCCTCGAATGGTGGGTAGAGGAAGGCCGGCCCTGGGCCGGGCGTCTGTGGGAATAACCGCTAGCAGAAGCATGGTGTCATGAACCATGTGGCGGGAATACTGCAGGCTGGTGTCCTCTACCCACCAGGTTCAAAACGCCCGGCACCCGCCTGTTGCGGGTGTCATTTCATTTTGGAAGTTTTCGAAGGCAAGCACGGCAAGCGATGTGAAGTGGAAATGCTCGCGGCGCTACGCGACACGCGGCGATTTGTGCCTCGCGGTGGGCGTCGGAGATAAAAAAGGGGAGCCCAACGATGGGAGTGCCCGATCGCGCATGGTCCATGGAGGATACGCGGACGCTGATTGACCAATGGGAGACACACAGCGCCGGCCAGATTGCCGCGACCTTGAAGCGGACACGCTCGGCGGTTTGTGGCAAGGCTGGGCGGCTGCGACGGGCAGGCGTCAGCCTGGCGCCGATGAACGGGAAACAATATGCGGTGCCGCCCCCGAACGCGAAGAAGCTCGAGCCGGTCAAGCGCAAGCGCGAGCGCACCGTGCCGGTGAAGCCAGCGTTGCCGCCACAGGGCGCGCGCCGGCCATTGCCGCAGACCGATCAGCTGGCGGTGGATCCCTGCACGATCGGGGAGCTCGACAGCCTGCGCTGCCATTGGCCGCTGGGTCCGATCAACGAAGTCGCGCAGCTGTTTTGCGGCGGGCCGGTCTATCTCCCGACGCCGTACTGTCTCCACCATCTGAAGCGAGCCTACGCACACCCGGAGAACGCCGAGGGGAGGACTGCATGATGATCAACGAGCGCGTATTGCCGAACCCCTTCAAGGCCGAGGGCTCGACCCACCTCGACCATGTGCTGGCGGCGATCGAGCGCGAGCTCGATGACTACGATGCCCCCTTGCCAAGCTTTTTGGATGCTGGTTTTCTGGCGCGGCTCGAGGCCGAGGTCTGCAGCGCGCGGCTCGAGCACCAGTCACCAGGCCGCCGCATCGTGCAAAAATTGAGATCACGTCTATTGGCAAGATGACGTTGCAGGATGAATACGACGCTCTGCTGATAAAGCTGTTGTCGGATCAGCTGACCGACGACGAGGGTGTGCGCATGATCGAGATCGAACGGACGTTGGTCAGTTCGTTCGGACCACTAAGCCGGGTAGATCACCTCGACCTCGTCGTCGGTGTCGAGGCCGAGGTCGGCCATCAGGCCGGGTGAGAGATCGGCCACGCGATCGGTGGCCTCATGCGGGCCCCAGTCCGCCGGGAAGGCAGACATCGCGCGGTCGGTGCCCGGCACCCGCACCAGGGCCACGCTGCCGTCGCGCAGCATTTCCTTCGGCGTGACGTCGTAGTTCCACCTGCAGGCCACGTAGTGCACATAGGGGTTCAGCCGCCTGGCGAGGCCCGTGGTGCCCGTGGGCTGATACGGCAAGAACAGCTGCGGCGCCTGCATCACGTCGTCGTAGAACGCCAGGCCCTCGCTGGGGGACACGCCGATGTCGTCGGGGCCGCCGAACATCGAACAACCGCCGCGCGCGTAGAAGGCGGCTTCCTCCTGCGGCGCTTCCGGCTCCAGCGGCTCGCCGGCCACCATCGCCAGGTTCTCGCAAATCTGTTCGAACTGGGCCCGGTAGATCGCCGCATCGGCCTCGCTGTCGACAAAGCAGATCTCCAGCAGCACCGCCGGCATTTCGGTCTGGTTCAGGAAGAAAAGATCATCCCGACGTTTTGCTCCGCGGTTCAGAAAGCCGACGGCCGCGATCGCCTCGGAGAGCTCGGCCGCCAGGGTGGCTTGCGTGACGTAGAGCACCTCGCATCCCATCGGCTTCGATGTCTCAACATACGCATTGAAGTGACAGCTGATATCTAGGTCGCGCGCGCGACTATTATGGAAATCGACTATGCGATTGAGGTTCTCGTTCTGCGAGGTCGAAACATCGTCGTGATAGGTCGTCACGTCGACGCCGCGATCGCGCAAATTGATCGCCAGTTGCTCGACCACGCGCCGCGCCTCATCGACCTCGTTGAGGATGCCGTCGGCACCCTGGCAATCCATCGCGTGCCCTGACGAAATCACAATGCGCATGGCGTTACCTCATTGCGGAAACAACGCGCTGACCAGCAGCAGCAACAGTACGACGACGGCGACCGCCGCGATGATGTAGATCATGTCTGACTTCCCGAACATCAGCACCCCCGACAGATCTTCGGCTGCGTGGTGTCCAGCGGCGGCATCGGATCGATCTCACTTGCCGACTGAGGGAAAATGAAAAGTGCCGCCTCCCAGCAGCACCGTAATCAGCGCGATCAACGCAAGCAACAGGATGATCACCCAGACGCCCTGCTTGACCTTGTCCGGTATCGGATAGATGAAACTTTCGATCACCCAGATTGCCAAGTAGACGACACCGGCCAGAACGATCAGGCCGATCAAAAACCAGAGTACGTTGATTGCCATCGCGGCCATTGCGGCCTCCTAATACCTGTTAACCTCCATCAATCGCCGCACCTCGGCGCAGGTTTCCTTGACGGTGACGTACTTGCCGTCGCTCATGTTGACCACGCATTTGACGTTGCCGGTGAACAACTGGTTATGCGGCTCCGGGTTGCGCAAATTGGTGATGCTGTCGGTCTGCAGATCAATCTCGACGCCTGAACCTGCGTGCAGGATGATCATCACCAGCCAGATCACGCGGGCTGCGCTCCCGCGCCAGCCCTGCCTTCCAGTTGCGCCACCCGCGCCCGCAGCGCCTTCAACTCTTGCAACAGCACCGGGACATACTTGGAATAATCCACGCCCCAGAAGTCATTGACTTCGCCGTCTGGCACTTGCACTGCCATGTGCGTCACCGCCATCGGGTAGATGTCGATGGCCTGCTGCGCGATCACGCCATAGGAACGCTCGCCGGTTTTCTTCCACGCAAAGTCATAAACATTGGTCTGGTCGATGATGTTGCCCGCGTCGAACGACTTCAGATCTTCCTTCAATTCGCCGCTTGAGGCGGTGGTGTAGACGGTGGACGTGGTCGTACCGTTGATCCCGCCGACGGCGTTCGAGGTCGTGCCCTGCGTGAAATAGTGGTAGATGTTGTTCCCTGACAAGGCCAGCAGCAGGACGCCGCGATCCTGCGCACTGACGCCAACCGGCCACGCCCCCGCAGCATTGGTCCCCGCCGTCATCGGTGCATCTACCGCTGAGTTGACTGCGCCATGCCAGACGTTGCCACCGTTGAAAATAAATTTGGCGCCGTCGAATTGAAGATACTTGGCGCCGCTGTTGCCAAAGCCGAATATTCCTGTTGTTGCAGTATTTACTGCTAAAACCGAACTGCTTACAAACAGTGGTCCGCCCACCAGATTGAAATTGGTGCCGTCGTAACTCAGCGACTTGGTGCCGCTGTTGCCGAAGTAGTGGGCGCCGGTGGTAGGCGATACCGCACAGGTGACGACTCCGTTGATTTGAGTGTTTCCGGTAACAATCAAACCGCCCGACATGCTGACGGTGCCGTTGGAGTTCAGCAGCAGTTGCCCCGCGTTACCTGCGTTGGAGTTGGCGACCAACTCGACCGGCAGGGCATTGTCCTCGATCCTGAACTTTGCACTGGACAGCGAAATAGTAGCTGTGGACGTTGGCACACTATCCTGTATCGCGATGCTTGTCGTGCCGCTGGCAGCCTTGACTATCACGGCGGGTAGCGTCAGCCCTCCCGTCATGACATCGCCCGAAACATTTACGTAGGCGGCGTCGAGAGCGGCAGTGCCACCCGCCTGCTGCGCCCACGCGCCCCACACGCCAGCCGTTTTCTGGCGCAGATACTTCAGCCCCGTCGTGACATCGCGCGCCTCGATGAACATATTCTGCCCGGCGGGCACCGCTGGCGGCACCACCGCAGGGTCGGAGGTGTAGCATTGCCCGATGAAGGCATTGCCTGATGGTGCGGATGTTGCACCGGCTGCGGAATAGAACGACCCGGACACGAACGCATAGGCGTCGTAGTTGGTCACCACCTGATAGGCGACATCGCCCTGCAATGACGTCATCGCATCGCGCGCGTTGTTGGCTCCGGTGCCACCGGCCACAATCGGGCGCGGCAGGTTGAGGTCTTGCTCGACATCGGCGACGTAGGCGTTGTATTTCGTGCTCTCGATCGTGTAGTTCGGCACGCCGTCCGTGCCAGGTGGCCGATGATAGATGCTTGATCCATCGCGAGGCATTGCTACTGCTCCTCATCCACAATGATCGGGCTTAGAACGCTGCCGAAGCCGCCCTGGATGCCGGCGCGGGAATACTTGCTGACCAACGGCCCGCGGCGCGCGGTGTTCGCATTCTGCGCCAGGATGGCATCGCGTGCGGCCGCGACTTCGGCCGGATCGCGCAGCGCCATCAGTCGCGCGATGCGGTCGCGCATCTGCTGTTGCGACACATCGCGCACGGCATCGATCGCCTTGCCGCCGGCTTCCAGCACCGTACCGAACAGCGTGCGGCTGCCAAGTTTGGTCGGCGATAGTTTGGTGTCCTCGCGCGCGGCGAGGCGCTGCGCGGTGTCCGATCCCTGCGTGACTTTCTGCTGGGTCTCGCGGAACTGGCGGTTGCGCGCGACACTGTCGGAGATCGCCTGCGCCGGCTGGTCGCCGAACACCGTGCGCAGCTTCTGCGCATTCCAGTCCTGCGGCGTGCCGATGGTGCGCTCGAGCTCGGTGAGGTCGTTGGCCTGGGTGCCGAGCTTGCGCTCGAGGTCGGCGTGCGCGCCCTGGCGCAAGCGGATGCCGACGACCGGCGGCGCGACACGCAGCACGTCGCGCAGATCGTCGGGATGGACCGCGTTCTTGCCCTTGTCGAGCAGCGTCTGTCCGGTTTGCAGCGCCTCGAGCTCGGCGCGGTTGCCGGCGAACTTGGCGTCGGCGGCCTTGATGCCGGGCACGTTGGCGGCGAGTTCGTTGTCGATCAGATCGCGGGCCTGGCCGAGAACGCCGACGCGATAACGATCGCCGGCGCGGTTGGCCACCGCAATCATGCTGTCGACGTTCTGCCGGGCTTGCAGCCAGGTCTGCGGCGACAGATCCGGCAGGTTCTGCGTCCCCGGCAACGTCAGCGCATTGCGCACCTCGTTCATCGGGACGCGGGTGGATTGCCCGAGGCTGTCGAGCGCCGTCATCACCGTATTGGCACCCTGCGGATGGATGCTGCGCCCCTGCAGCACCGGAGCGTAGTCATTGGCGTTGATGGCTTGCCGGTCGCGGTCGATCGCATTCTCGACCTGGCTGACGCGCGGTGCGGGCCCGATCGCGGCCTCGCGATCGGCCTGCAGCCGCGGCACCGTTTCGCGATCGCGTGCCAGCATGGCGTTGACGATGCGGGTGCGGTTGTCGCCCATACCCTGCACGGCCGCCTGCGCGGTCGCCTGCATCGACGGGCCGGCATCGGCCAGCATCGCGTCGGGGCCGAGCCGGTTCAGGTTCTGCAGGCCCGCGGTGTCGGCGGCACCGGCGCGGAGCACCGGCACGGGAATGCCCGAGAAGCGATCGGACACCGTATTGTAGAGCTTGCCGAGGCCGGCACCTGCAGCCGGCAGCGCCGCGCCAAGCACCATGCCGGCACCGGCGCCCTTGCCGGCGTTGGTGATGTAGTCGGGCAGGTTGCCGCTGTAGGTCTGGTTGGCAGCCTGGATGCCGCCCCACAGGCCAGCCTCTGCCGCACTGGTGGCGATGCGTTGCCACAGCGGCGCGGCGATGTTGCGGCCGATGGTGGTGAGGCCGGCGCGCGCCGCGCCAAGGCCAGTGCCCACGCCGCCGGCGATGTCGGAGGTGGAAGCCATGAACGGCCCGAGCTCGCGGCGCGAGGCGGCGGTGATGGCGGCCTCGTCGTTGACGGCCTGGTCGTAGGTCTTCTTGCCGCTGATGACATCGGGCAATGCCCTGGCGCGGTCCCATAGCGGGATGTTGCTGGCGGCAACGCGCGCGACATTGCCCGCGCCACTGGTCAGCCACTCGCCCCAGCCCTTCGGCTGTTCTTCCACCCAGCCGTCGGCCGGCGCCGCGGGAACGGTCGCCGAGCCGCTCGTCGGGCCGCGGGTGTTTTCCTCGGGGATCCAGGTGTCGCTCATAGATCCTCCCACGCCGTGCCGGTCCAGACCCGGCGCCCCTTGGTCCTCGGATTGACGTAGACCTTGCCGACGACCTTCTCGGCGCCCTTCATCTCCTCTTCCGCCTTGCTGCGATCGGCGGCCTGTTGTTCGCGGTACTTTCTGATGTTGTAGTCGGCGGCCTCGCGCCCATCATCCGGCAACAGGCCGTACTGGCTGCGCAGGAATACCTCGCGCAGTGCGGCCTTGTTCTTCATGACTTGCGGATCGTCGCCAAATCGCGGCACCAGCATGTTGAGATGGTTTTGCTGCTCGCCCGGCCCAAAGTTCGCGCCGCTGGTCGAACGCAGCCACGCGGTCGTGAACGCTTCAGAGGCGGCCTTGGCTTGTCGGTACTGCTTCGACAGCAGCGCGTTGCCGGCGAACGGCACCTTGCCGGCGGCTTCCTGCGCGAAGCCCTTGGCGAGCACGTCTTCCTTGCCCTGCAGCTGGTCCTGCGCGATCGTGCCCCAGCCGTGATAGAGCAGTGCCTTGCCCTGCGCCTCGGTCAGATCCGCTGTCGGCTGCGCATTCGGATCGGTGCCGGCCACCTGCAGCTTGCGCAGCACGCCGTCGGGACCGCGCTCGTATTTGTTGCCCGGCTTTTCAATAATGCCTTCCTTCACTATGTCCGCTCGGACCTTGGCTTCGTCGGCGATGCGCTTCGCCTGGTCCATGCGGCCGGTAATATTCTGCTTGGCCTGCTCGGTGTCGCGCAGGATCTGGGCCTTGTAGAGCTCGTTGGCCTCGTTCTGCCGGGTGGTGCGCGCCAGCTCCAGCTGGCTCATCTCCGGTGCGACCTTCATGGCCGCGTAGGGGTTGCCCTGATTGGCCGCGAGCCACTGCCGCAGCTGGATCTCGCGCGGGGTCATGCCGATGATCGGCGCGCCTGACGGGGCACCGGGCTGCGGCGGGACGTAGCCAGGGATCGGTGTCGGCTGCGCCGGTGGCGCCGGCGCGCGGCTGATGTCGGTCAGCGTCCGCGGGTTGGTGGCCGCGAGCTGCGCCACGCGCTGGTCAGGTTGAGGGCCACCAGCTGCGGTAGTCGAGATAGGGGACGCCTGCTGCGCCCCCGCCAGCGTAGGGTCCGGCTGCTGCACCCCCTGGGCAGTGTCGCCTTGCGCCAGCACCCGGCCGTTCAGCGTGGCCGCAATCCTGTCGCGTTGCTGTGGGTCCGGTGGCGCGGCTGGCTGAAACTCGGCAGGCACGCGCGGGGCCGTGCCGCCCAGCGTCGATCGCGGGTTGAGCAGCGAGGCGGTCTGCGGCGGCGTCATCGGCGGCCCGGCGCCACCGAGGCCGCTCGGCATTGCCGGCGCCAGCATGGCAGACGAGGGCGCAACGGCCGGCGACATCACGTTGCCGGGCGCATCGGCGGGCTGCCCTTCCGCGGCCACGGATCTGCTCACGGGAGCTGCTTCCTCGGCCGGCGCGTAGGCCAGGGCATCGCTCGCCGAGGCGGTAGGCGTGGCATCGGCGGCTCTGGCGGCCGCAGGCGGTGGCGTGATGCCCTGCGCAGCCTGGTCGCTGCGCTCGAGCATCTTGGCGAGGCCCATGTCGCCGAGGCTATCGCCGATCGCCGACAGGCCTTCGCCGATGGTTTTCGGGTAGCCCTTCTTGGCGCCCTGGCCCATCATCTGTAGGGCAATGCGCTGCCGCAGTTGCTGATTGATGTTGGGACTGTTGCCCCAGTAGATCGTCGCCAGCTTGTCGAGCAGGCCAGGATCTGCCGCGTTGTCGGTTGCGTCTGTTGCCATCACGCTGCCCTCAGTATGTTGCCCATCACCTGCCGCTCATCGAGATACTTGCGGCCGCCGATGTTCTTCACCGCACCGGGATCGATCCGCTCGACCTCCTGCGCCATCGGGCCGACATGGCGCACCGCGCTCGGGTCGTTCTTGTATTCATAGGCGTAGATCGGCAGCTTCTCGCGCTCTGCGTCTTCGTTGAACGCGAACACAGTGCCGACGCGATCGATGTTCTTTTTCTCGCGCTCGTCCGATAGCTTCAGCGCGCCGGCACCTAAGCCGAGCACGCCGCCGATCAGCTGGTTGGCGTTCTGCGACTGCTGCTGGTTCACCTGCATCTGCTGCGCGAAATTCTGGTTGATCAGGCCGCCGACGTCGGTGGTCGGGATCTGCGACGACGGCGTGTTCAGCCAGTTCGGCTGGCTCACCTGCGAGCCCGACATCAGCGCGGAGATCTCGTTCAGCGGTTGGTTCCTGGCGGCGTACTGTTCCTGCATCCATTGATTGCGCGCGGCCTGCTGGGCGTTGAAGCCGCTCTGCGCCTGCGCCACCTGCTGCGCCAGGCCGGTATTGTAGAACGAGCCCAGCGCGGCATTCTGGTTGAAGCCCTGCTGCTGCGCCTGGTTGGCAAAGGTGCCGGCCCCGAGCGACTGCTGATAGGCCTGATCCTGCGCCTGGTTCTGGAACGCCGCGAGCTGCGCCTGCTCGCCCACCATGCGCTGCTGTTCCTGCCCGGCCTGGCCGATCGCCGCGAAGCGGGCATCATTGGCCTGGCGGTTATAGTCATCCATCGCGCTGGCATAGGCCTGCGAGCCGTAGCGGATGCCCTGGTCGGCGAGGCTCTGCGCTACGCCCTGCTTCTCGATCGCGAGCTGCGGGTTCATCCGCTGCATCAGGCTGTCTTCGTAGCGCTGCCGGTCGGCCGAGAAATTATCCGCAGGCCCGTAGGTGCGGGTGATGTCGCCGGGGTCGGTCAGCTGGCCCTGGATCGGGCCGCCGGATGCAAACGACGTTGCGGGTGCCGGTACGTTGCTGATGCTGTTCGGATTGCCGCCGGGATAGGGGCTGCTGTTCGGATTGAATGGCGAGGCCAGGATGCCGGAAACCTTCGCGCTCTCGGCGTTGGCGATGCCGGCGAGATTGTACTTCGCGGCATCGCTCTGCGACTGGATTGCCTGGCCCTGCGGCGTCAGGGTCTGGGTCGCCGTGAACTGCGGGATCTGGTAGGCGGTGTTTGTGACCGGATCGGTCCAGCCGTAATTGCCGGTCTGGTTGTAGGTCAGCGAGCCCTGCGGCGTGACCTGGTTGACGTTGCCGAGATAGGCATTGGCCACACCGGTGGCGACGTTGGTCGAGGTCGCCGCGCGCGCGGTGTCGACCGGGTTGGGTGGCGTCGGCGTGTCAAACCAGCTCATGGCTCAATATCCCTGTGGGCCTTGCGGCGGCGGCATTCCCTGCGGCGGCATCGGTGCGCCGCCCGGCATCGGTGGCGCGCCCATCTGCGGGGCACCCATCTGCGGCACTTGCGGGGCCTGGATCGCGCCGGTCGGCGTCAGCGGCATCGAGGCCGGCGGCACGTTCGGGATCGGCGCGCCCTGCGGTGGCGCGCCTTGTGGCGGCATCTGCGGCAGTTGCGGGATCGGCGAGCCGGCTTGCGGCATCTGCGGCAGCGCGTTCTGCGGCGGCGGGCTCGCAATGTTCATGAGCGCGCGGGTGATGGCATCGCGCTGATCGGCCACGCCCGTGTTCTGGTATGGGTTACCTGGCATCATGCGGCCTCTTCTTTTGCGGGTTGGGCGATGTGGTGGCCAAACCGCCGGCAAAACTTGTTGGCGGCCCAGGCTTCGAAAGTCAGCGTGCAGATGATGCCGTCGCGGTCGCGGCCGAGCATCCGCGGCAGCGGCGTGAAGGCGTAGTCGAGCGCGGAGAGCTGGCGCAGCTGGCGCGCGTCATCGGCCGCCACGCGCTGCACGATCATCTGACACCGGCACTGCAGGAACGGATACTGGTAGCAGCGCCGGATGGTCTCGGGCGTCACCCAGCGCGAGCCCGGCAGCGCCGCGCCACTGAGCTCCATCACGCCGGCGTAGGTGTCGTAGTTGTGGTAGACGACGCCGGCGATCAGCTTGCCGTCGTTGACAATGCCAATCGCGATGATGTTCGGGCCGAAGCCGCGATCGCGGGCATGCGGGATCAGCTGCGCCACGAACTTCGCCACCGCCTGGTCGTGTCCGTAGACGTAGCCGAGCAAATCTACCCTCCCGAGCGGTCGGATGCGTCCGCCGACATCGCCCTGATGGTGTTCATCTCATTTGGCGTCAGCGTTTTGGGGAACGGGCTCGGCTCGGCACGAAACACATCGGACAGGCCGAACGGGCTGATGTCGCCCATCACCAGCGAACAGCGGTGCAAGCCGCGATAATATCTGCAGATGCCGCAGTGCTCGATCGGGTTGCCCTTGCGATAGTTGGCTTCCGCCTGTGTCTGCCTCACCATCCGATGCCTCCCCCGCCGACGCCGTCACCTGGGCCGGGGCCGCCGGCCTCGCCGGCCGTGCCGGCCGTGCCGTCTCCGGCTGCGGCGGCTCCTGCTGCTGCCGCCGCTGCGCCGCCGATACTGCCGGCCTCGCCAGCTTGTCCAGATGGTCCGTCGGCCGTGCCACCGAAGCCAACCGAGACACCGCCGTCAGGACCAGGCCCGACGCTCTGACCTTCGCCGAGGCCGATGCCGGGACCAAAGCCGCCGACGGACACACCGCCGACGTTGCCGTCAGCGCCGGTGGCAGTGCCGGTGGCAGTGCCGGTGTCGCCAAACCCGATGCCACTCAGGCCAATGCCGCTGTCGGCGGTCTCTCCGGTGATCCCCGATGCGATACCGGGATCTGCCGCCGTTTCCGCGTCGGCCGCGGTCAACCCCATCGAAATCGCGTTGGCGAGCGACTGCGCGTCGGTCACCGACATCGCCATCTCGTTGGGCGCCTGATTGGCAAGGGCTGCGTTCACCTGGCCCAGCGTCGAGGTCTGGTTCGGATCGCCGAAGTAGCCATGCTGCAGGCCGGTGTTCACGCCTGGGACGCCGGTGGGCGCGTTCAGACCAAGGCTGGACGGCGACGGCGCAACGCTGGTGGGGCCAGGCGGGGCTGGTGCCGCGGCGACATCGGCAACGCTGTCCTGCGCGGCGGCGATCGCGGCGGCCAGGTTCGCCGCTGCCTGCGCGGCGAGGCTTTCTTGCGTTTGCCCAGGGGGCGCCGGCGGCGCAGGAGCCGCAATGGCGCTAGGCGTAATGCCTTGCGTCACCGCATCGGGGTCGCCCTTCGGTGCCTGCGGCGCCGGGGCGAACGACATATTCTGGTTATTCTGATTGGTGACGTTTGAAATGTTCGGTGCCATGGCCAGATTTGCCGACATTGAGCTGACAGTGACGCCCTTCCCCGGCGTGCCATCCGGGTTTGTGTAACCAAGCTGGTTACCAAGCGCGATAGCCGCTGCCAGATCAGCCGCATCTTGTTCCGGTGTAGGCTCGCCTTTGGCCGTAGTTGTCGACGGCACGCTGCTTGGCGTAATGCCTTGTGTCACCGCGTCAGGGTTGCCCTTGCCCAGTGGCCCTTCCGGTGCTGGCGCCACGCTGCTTGGCGTAATGCCCTGCGTCACCGCGTCGGGGTTGCCCTTGCCAAGCGGTGCCTCGTTGTAGCCGTGCTGCTGTGCGGCCTGCGTCAGCCCTTGATGGGCGTTGATGGCATCCACCACCGCAGGCGGTGCTTGCACTTGCTGCGCCAGATCAACCGGCGATACCGGTTGGTTCAAGTTAGGGTCGTTAGGCAAAGCGAGGGTCTGCGGCTGCGGCTGCGGGGCCGGCTCATCCGGCGGCGTGGGGTCTGGAGTTGGCGGCGGTGTCGGCTCGTTCACCGGCGGCGTCGGCTCGCTATTCATCACCGGCGCGGTGGGGCTGGGCGTGGGGCTGCCGATGCTGGTAGCAACATCGCCGCCGCCGCCAGGTCCGCTGCCCTGGACCATCTGCATGGCAATGCGGTCGCGCTGCGTGCTGGCATCCGGCGTCAGCCCCGGCACCGGCGGCGGTGGCGGCGGGACGTACCAGGGATCATAGGCCGGCGGTTTTTTCAGGTGGGCCGCTTCCCAGTCCCTGACCGCCTGCTCGGACACCGGGTCGCCGCGGATCAGCGCCGGGGCGAACAGGCCGTTGTCGGCACCGATCGGATCATATTGATAGCTCGTTGCCATCTCTCTTCCCCATGTCCCGCCGTAGCTTCAGCGAAGGCGGATCAGACGTTGATGCCGCAAGGCTCGTAGGTTGCCGCGATCGAAATCAATTCCACTTCGGGACGCGCCTGCTGCGCCACCGTCACCTGGCAGATCGGCGCGTGCGAAAACCCGGTGTAGCCAATGCTCACCCAGCCGGTGTTACGCACGGTCGGTGTCGCCGGCGTTGGCTGGTCCCACTGCGCGTATTGCGCGATCTCGGGTGCCGTCGGGGCGTGCGGACCTGGCGGCGTCGGGCCGGCGTCCGGTCCCCACAGCCCCTGGTCCCAGACGTCGAGCACGCCAGGATCCGGCGCGGCCGATGGCGGCGGCGGCAGCACGATCACATAGTCCGTCGTTGCGGAAAGTTGCGGCTGGAACGGCTCGCCGGCGCGGGCCGAGAACGAGGCGCGCGCCTGCCGCCACACGATCGTCGCCGACTGCGAGGAGAACATCTCCCAGCCGCCCACCAGCACCGCGGTGTAGGGCGCGCCGTCGTCGTAGCCGGTGCGGTCGGCCTGCATGACGATGCCGGCTTGCGTCCCGAAAAACATATCGCCGCGCATGCGGCCGAAGCACTGCGCGTCCCATCCGACGAAGCGGGCCCAGGCGCCGGTGGCGATGTTGACGACGGCGCAGTACTGATTGCCGGCATTGCCGCCGGGCCAGGTCACGAACAGGCCGCCATATTCATCCCACTTGCACATCGTCCACGGCAGCGCGCGCTTCTTGTTCACCTCGTCGCGCCACATCGGCTTGATGGTGCGGGTGATGGCGGCGAGCTCGAGCTGGCTGGTGTCTTTCTGGATCGAGGCCGAGATCGGGATGATGCCGTCGACGGTGGCAATCAGCACGTCGCCGCCGATCGGGGTCCAGCAGTTCATGCCCATCGGCGCCGAGGTGGCGTAGCGGCCCTCCTGGCGCCAGTTGGTCGCGGTCGAGGGATCGCCGCCGGTGAATATCAGCAGCTCGCCCTGGTCAGTCAGGAAGACGCATTTGTCATCGATCCCGTCGCCGGCGTCGATGCTCCAGGTGAAGCCGCACAGCAGCTTGCCGCCGCGGGTGGCGGCGCCCGACAGCGGGATCAGGTTGAGCTGGCCTTGCACCGCATTGAGCGGCAGATACCAGGCATTCATGGTGCCGCCTTCCACGAAGAAGTAGCGGCCGCGATATTTCCAGACGTAGGTCAGGTTGTGACCGGTCGCGCAGCTCGGCGGCGGCGTGATGCTCGGGTTGGTGGTGATCTGGCTCGCGTTGTAGGTCGTCCAGGTGGTGCCGTCGAAGTGCAGCAGATAGTCGCCGGCCTCGTTCGCCACCAGCATGTGATCGCCGCCCTGGTTGGCGAGCTGCGATGCAACGTAGTTGCCGCTGGCCTGGCCGCTCTTGATCAGCACCGGTGTCGTCGCGGTGACGTCGTACAATTTGGCGGCGTTGCCGGCGAACAGCCGCTGGTTGTTGCCCGAGATGAACTGGAACATCGACACCACCGGTGTGGTCTCGGGCAGCACGCTCCAGCGGATGCAGCCGCCGCGCAGTGCCAGGCCCTTCATGGTCGGCTTCCAGTTGTCGAGCTGCAGCGCGCCGGCGGGCTGCATGAAGCTCTCGTTCTCGTTCAATACCAGGCCGCGGGTCGGGGCCGGGATGCTGATGGTCTGCAGGTTCTGCGCGACCTGCGACGGCACCGGCGATCGGCGGAAGGCCTGGTGAAGGCTCACGATGTTGCCCTTGCAATCATCATGGCGATGGCACCGGCCAGGGATAGGCGGTGCGCACCGCGACCGAACTCGATCGGCGGCCGATGATGATCGGGGCCGGGCTGTCGCGGCCCATCGCCACCGTCAGCGCATCGCCGTAGGTGCCCATGTCCTCGGCGTAGGGCGAGCCCTTCTGCGCCTTCCATTGCCAGATGCAGCCCAATTTCAAAATGCGCTCATCGAGCGCAAAACTGTCGCCGTCGGCCATGAAGGCATCGCCGCGGCCGCCGCTTGCGAGCGTGACGCAGTTCTTGTCGAGGTAGGCGAAGTAGGCGCTCTGCCCCACCGCCAGCACCGGCCAGATCTGCATCTTGCCGCCCAGCATCGTCCACTCGCCCCAGCTGTCGGCATAGTTCAGCGCGCGGCGGTTGAGCCATTCATCGGTGTCGGGCACGAACCGCATCGGCTGCAGCGCGCTGGTCGACCTCCACACATTGGCGGTGAGCAACATCCGCCTGTAGTTGGCCGGCAGGTTGAAGGCGGTGGCGATGCCGTCGCCATTGTAGGTCGCGGTGGTGCGCAGCCGGGTCCAGTCGCGGGTGTCGTAGGCAATGCGCTGGCTCATCTCGTTGGCGAGCGCCAGCATCTCGATCATGGTGCGGTTGCCGGTGATGTTGGTGAACACGCTCGTCGGCACCAGAACGCCGACGGCGGCGCAGACATCCTTCACCACCGACAGGATCGTCATCGGCCTGTCCCGCCGTAGCTAAAGCGAAGGCGGATCATGCGACTTTATCCTGGGGCTTTGCGGCGAGCGCCATCCGCACCAGCGTCTTGCGGTTCGGATTGCCCTGCAGCGGAATGCCGCCGGTATTGGCGACGACGTACTCGCGCAATTGCGCATCGCTCATGCCGGCGTATTCATCGGGCGCGGCGCGTGCGGCCTGCAGGTCGTCCTGCAACAAGGCATTCTGCGCCCGCAGCACCTCGAGCTCGGCCAGCATCTGCTTGTTCGGCGCGCCCTGCCTGCTCTCCTCGATGAAGGCCATCGCCTGGTTCTTCATCTCGCGGCCACCGATGCCGAGGTTCTTCAGCTCGGTGCCTTCGACGTCGGCGAGCATCTCCACCGTGTAGATGTTGAGTGCGCGCAGCTCGGCGCGGCGGCCGGCAGAGAGGAACGGCGCATGCTCGAGCGGCGTGCCGCTCTTGGTCTGCGCGGCCATCTCCTTGAACTGCCGATACTGATAGCTGAAGCGCTCGGCATAGCTCTGCTTGCGCTGCCGGCCGGTGACGGGATCATCGACCCAGCGAGAGGTTTCGGTCGATGGGAACACCTTGACGTCCTTGTTGCCTGGCGAGCGGATCTCGCAGACTTCGACGTCATCGAAAATCGGCCGGCCGGCAAGAAGCGACTTCGCTTCGTTTTCCATGGCGATGTATTTGAAGAGGGGGACGAGGTTGTCGTCGGGGTCGCGGTATGCGGGCATGTGTTTTCCTTATGTTGCAAATCAAACCGAGGCCGCCTTCGCGGAAGGAGGTGAGGACGACCTACACGGCGGCGACCTCGGCCACGCAGCAACCTGAGATTTACTCAGGCCGCCGGGTTGCTGTCGTACATCCTCCAGTTGAAGAGGCTGTTGGTCATTGTGAGCTCGCCCATGAAGCCGATGAACTGGGCTACCGCGTCCTTATCTATAGGCATCTGGCCATCGCCTTCGAACAGCTTGTCGAAATTCCGCTGCGGGTGATAGCGCAGACGGAGCGTATCGGTATTGATACCGAAGGTTGTATTGGCCGGACAGTTCGAACCAATGCCGCCATCGAGCACGATCTCCGCGCGTTTCCCCCCGCCGATGTATTCGAGCGCAGAGAAGCCGAGCTTGCCGAGGCTGGTCTCGTTCTGCTGGCGCTGGATCGCCACCGTCGCGGCGTCGTAGGCCGCATAGTGTTCGGGCGACATGATCAGGAGATCGGCCCAGTCGCGGCCTCTCGACTGCCGCGTCATCGCGTAGTTCAGCATCGGGCGGATCGTCGTGCTCGTCATCTGGGTGCCGAAGCCGCCGAGCGTGACAGTGCCGGCGGTGCCGTGCGGGTCGAACGTGGTGGTGCGCCAGATGGTGGCGGATGCGCGGTCGATGCCGCCATAGACGCCCGACGTCGTCGTCACCGGGATGGCGGCAGCGAGGCCCGTGAGCTGCTTGTTGCCGTTGGCGGTGCCGTCACTGTAGATGCCCTGGTCCATGGCATCTTCCAGAGCCTTCTCGGCCGCCTCGAGATACGTTGCCATCACATCGAACAGCTGTGCCTGGCCCTCGTTGTTGAGGATCTCCTGCATGCTCAGAATAATGGGCACAACCACCTGCTTGGGTGACCACACCGCGTCGTTCATGATGTCGATCGCTGGATTGAGCAGCTGATCGTAGCCTGAGTACCACTGCGCGGATTGCTTGCCGATCTGCAGCGTCTGCCGCACGAAGGGTCCTGAGTAGGTCTGCCACAGTCCCTTGCGTTTCAGGACGGCGAGCAGGGCGTTGTTGTTGCTGACGAGGTCCTGGTAGCCTGACGACCGGTCTTCGACGGCCATCGACAAAATCTGCTGATACGCAGCAGCCGTTGTTACGTTGGGCATGATGCCTCCACAAAGGGTTCAGATGTGACGCGGCTTACGCCGCGCCGTTCAGGCGCTTCGCTGCATTCATCAGCGCCGCGCGCGCGTTTGGACTGGCCTCTCTCGGCCTGCGCGATGCTGCGTCTGAGGCAGTCACATCGGGCGCGCCGTAGATCGATCTGTCCGTGGGTCGGGTCTGAGCCGGTGTGGTGGTCTGGCGGGTCTGAGCCGCGTGTGTGGCCGGTCGAAGCAGCGCGGCCCTTGCGTAGGCAGTGTCGAGGTCGAAGCCCCTCTGGAGCTCCTGCTCGATGATGTCACCTAGCTCGTCAAACCTCGGATGGCTGGCAGCGAACTGGTCAACGGCCGAGCGTGTGTAGGTGAACTTCGCCTGAGTGTGCATCTGTTTGACGGTGTTCTCAAGCCCCTCGATCTTCTGGTGCAGGGCCCCGATCTGCTGGCCTGCGGCCTGCTGCACGTTCCGGCTCTGCAGCTGCTGCAGCTGTTCGGGGGATTGCGACAGGATGTGATAGGCGACATCGCGCAGGTTCACCTGCGAGCCGTCCTGGCGGTACATCTGCAAATTGTTGACGATCACGTCGAGCCCGCCGACGACGTCCTGGCGCAGCTTGTTCTCCATCGAGATGTAGTTGCCGAGCGCGCGATCGAGCGTGGTGCCGTGGCGGGTCGCCATCTCGTGATATTGCTTCAGCGGCTTGAACGCCTCGTGGTCGGCCTTGTAGTATTGATAGGCCTTGGCGAACTCGCCCTGCAGGCGGTGGATGTCGCCGCGCACGCTCTCGGGCACGTCGGCCCAGTCGCGCCTGGCGCGCTCCGAGATCCGCACCGGCGGCTCGGCATAGGGCGCATGTGGCGGCAGTGTCTTGTAGGGTTTGGCCTGCGCCTGGCCCTGTGCGGGCTGCGTGCCGGCGGCGGTTTGTGCCGCGTTGGCATCTGGCTGCCTGGGAGCAAATCTGCCGCGATCGCGTGGCTGTTCGCTGGCGGCCTTCGGCGCGTCATCGGCCGGCGGCCGCTTCTTCAGGTCGAACTTCGGGGTCTCTTCGGGCGGGTTGTTGTGGCCCGCCTTCGCCTCTGCGGGCTTCGGCGGGGCAGGCCGTTCGGTGTGTAGCCGATCGGTCTTCGGTGGCGGGCTCTGGGCACGCTCGTAGGCTTTCAGCAGCGCATCGCGCGCGGAAGGCGAGCGGGCCTCTTGCGGTGCCTGCGATCCAACCGGGTTCGGGCTCGAGACCGGGTTCTGGTTGATCGGCACCTCGTGCGAGGCGGGTGCCGGTGCGGATGCAGGCGCAGCAGAAGGCGCCGCGCCCGGCTGGGCGACGGTAACGTCAGACATTCAGTTCTCCTTAGGTTTATCTCGCCGAAGCTTCAGCGTAGGCGGATGCCGGCCTTGAACTTCTCGGCTGCCTTCTGCAGCGCTGCACGGCGCGCGTGCTTCTGTGCGGGATCGGCGCTCGCGCGGGTGGTCTTCAGTTTCGGTTTCTCGTTGCCCACCTCGATCAGCCCATTGGCGCGCCCCACCGCGCGGAAGGCGCGCTTGCTCTCGTAGAATTTGCCGTCGACTTGTTCGGTCGGCGGCATGCTGTCGCTGATGACATAGGGCAGCGGGAGGGCGCTGCGCGCGGGCTGACGCACGGCCCGCCTGATCCGCCATTTACCGGGCTCTACCTCAACCAGGTCGACGCTCATTTCGGGTGCTGGCTGCCGTCGGTCTTGACCACCAGGTAGTAGACCGCCATGCCGCCGAGGCTGGCGGCGACCTTGGTCACGGCGGTGCCGCGGCCGTTGAGGCTCTCGGTCACGGCCTTGCCGATCAGGTTGTGATTGAGGGCGGTGACGTCGACCACCGGCTGGCCGCCCGAGGCCACCGTGACAACGGGCAGCGCCATCAGCGGCCTCTCTTCGAACGCGAAGCCACTGCTGTGAACTCGAAATCAACCGGATCGGAAATTTCCGGTCCGTTCTTGACCTGCACCTGCACCGTGACAGGATCGGCCCACAGCGATGGCTTGATGCCGGTCGACAATGTCTTGGCGTCGGCGTCGAACGTGGTCGGCTCGTCGTGGGCGGCGAAGTGAATGACGCTGTCGGCGAAGAAATTTTCGCCGCTGATCACCAACGGGAAGTCGGGGTCGCCGATCGCGCAGGTGTCGGGGTTGAGTGACGCGATGGATGGCTTCGGCACCACCACGTCGGCCGGTAATGGCAGCGACACCGTCTGCGGTTCGTTGATGCTGGCGGTGAACGGGAACGGCTGTTCCAGGGGCTCGGCGGCCTTGGGAGCGGCCTTGATCTCAGCATCGCGCTTGGCCTGAGCCTTCGCGTCATGCTTGCCCTCATGCTCGAGCTCGTGCTCGTCGTGGTCGTCGTGTTTTTTCGTGGTCATGGATCACGTCCAGGTAAAGGTTTGCGGGAGGGTGGTGACGACGCCGCCGGTGACGACCGTGATCGGCCAGGTGCCGGCGGTGGCTTTCTTCGGCATGGTGGCCGTCAGCGTGGTGCTCGAGACGAACACCGTCGGGATTGCCACGCCGTTGGCATAGACCACGCTCTGCCTGGTGAAGCCGACGCCGGTGACGGCCGTCAGTGCCGTGGTGCCGGCGCCCGACACTGCGGTGGTCGGCGCGATCGTCGTCAGCGTCGGGTTGGTCGCCGGCGACAGGCTCGAGGCGTGGTTGGCATTGGGGCCGGCGGCGATCGCTGCCGCCGACAGTGCCGGGCCGACGCCCACCGTGGTCAGCGCGATCGGCGCGTAGATCGCCGCGGAATAGCTCTGCGTGTTCAGGGTCTCGGTGCCGGCGCCTTCGGGGGACGCGCTGGCGCTCGCCGGCACGGCGCCGAGGAAGTTGGTTCCGGCGGTCGATCCCGAGCCGGGGTAGGTGTTCTCCGTTCCGCCCGAGGTGGCGCCGGTGCCGGATGCGAGCGCAGCCGTTGCGGCCTGCAGGGTCTGGCCGTTGCCGACGCCGCCGGCGGCCTTGTCGAAGAACGGCGGCGGGTTGGTATTGAGCGGCACGCCGCGCTGCGAGCCCGAGACATCCTGGCCGACGCCCACCCAGTTGAGGTAGGTGTTCTTGGTGTAGTTCGGCGCGTTCGGCGGCGTGGCGCCGGTGAACGACATATTGGTGGGCGGGGTCGGGTTCGGCGTGGTCACGGTCAGCGCGCTCTGGGCCATCTTGTGTTCTCCGGGGTTAAAGGCTAGGTTCCATCAAGTAAAAGGGGAACTTTCCATCATGGTTAGACGCATTACCGACGACGGCCTTGGCGCGTGGCATGAGCCGCCGTACACCGAGGAAGAGGCGCTCGAGATCTACGCCATGGCGAGCGCCAAGGGCGGGGTTACGATCCTTCACGGCTCGAGCCCTCCTGGCGCATCGCCGCAGCCCCAACCATCAGCGCCGCCACCGCCGGCAGCGAAACCGCGCCGGTCCTGAGCGCGGCTTTCACGCGATCAATCCAGCCGGGGCCGTCGGCCACCATCAGGCGCAGGTTCTGCAGGTCTTCCCTGGGCGCATTCCATCGGCCGGCCCAGGTGCCGCCGGTCTTGTCGCGTTCGTATTTCGCCAGCGCACGCTCGGCCAGGTAGGGATTGTTGTTGAAGGCGGCTTCCAGTTCCGGCGTGGCGGTGATGTGCTCCAGCACCTTGCGCGTCACAGCGCCTGAACCTTCGCCCTGTGCCCATTCATCGACCAGGTTGGCGAGGTCGCTGTCGACCCTGACGCGCCGCGGTTCGCCGAGGCCGGGCACTTCGAACTCGCGCTTGCGCAGCGCCTGATCGAAGGCCTTGCCGCCTTCGGGTGGCGGGTACCAGCGTGTCAGCAGGCTGCCTCTTGCGGTGTCGGTGACGTCGGGCAGTCCGCGCGGCTCACCGACGCCCTGCAGCGAGAACAGTTCGCCCATCTGCGCGCGGGTGCCAGTATTGCGCGGATAGATCAGCGAATTGCTCTGGTTCAGCGGCCCGCCTTCCCAGACCTTGTGCCAGGATCCCGCGTTCTGTGCATCGAGCGCGGCGCGCAAATGTTCGCCGGCGTTGAGGATGGCGCGCATGCTTTCGGGGGTGCGCTTGAACGGCTCAAACTCGCGCGGGCCGACAAAGTCCTTCGGATATTCGCGCGGCGTGGTGAATGTGCCCATCGGCTGCGCGATCTCGCCGGGGTTGTTCTCGATGACACCATCTGGCCTGCGGTAGACGCCGCGCATTGGCTCGCTCGGCAAAACCCGCATCGCGTTGCCGGGCGCGCCTGGCGTGTGCAGGCCGGCATAGATGGCATCGCGGCCAGGGCCGGTGACGCCTTCCGGCAGCGGGGCCGTGGCCCAGGTCGAGGCCGGGTCGTTGAAGTATTCCATCCGCGCGGCGTCGTCGGCGGCGACCGATCCGGTCATGTGGCCGGTGTTTGCCCCTGGCTGCGCTTCGTGCGGGGCGTTGTAGGTCTTCGAGGGATAGTAGTCGGCGATGGTGCGGTTGGCGCGGGTGAACGCCTCGTCGTAGCTGATCTTGAAACTGCCGTCCTCGTTTTTGCCGCCGCGGGCCTGGATGTCGAGCGCCTTCTGCCGCACCCAGGGAGCGGCCTGCAGCTGCTCGCCGGTCCAGTCGCTGCGGCCGCCGAGGTTGGCGCGGTTGGCGCGATCGACGGCGAGCGCGGTTTCCATGTCGGTGAAGCGGTGTGCGGCGTCACCTGGCGCGCCCTTCTGCGGTTCGCCGCCTTTCTCGGTGTAGCCCCAGCTGCGCAGGTAGCGGAAGTCATTGACGCCGGTGGCGCCCGGCACCAGCGGCTCGCCGCCGGGGATGCCGCGGCTGATCTGGTTGCGGTATTCATCGGTCTTGTCGGCGAGCTGCATGCGCAAGGGATCATTGGCGGCGAGCGCGTTCAGATAGGCGCGGTGCTGGGCGCCGTAATTGGCGCGCTCGGGCATGCCTGCGATCGATGAATTGAGCTCCTTCAGCACATAGTGCAACTCGCTGCCGGGATCGACACCGGCTGACCATTGGCCGTGCATCGCGGAAGCCATCTGGTTGGCTTCGGGCACGCCGCCGGTGGAGAGGTCCAGGGCGGGGCGATAGCGTTCGTACCAGTCACCGCCGCGCGGATCGGCGGCGACATATTCATCGAAGGCTTTGCGCTGGGCGTTGAGCTGCTGCTTGGTCTGGATGTTGCGCGGTCCACCGACGTAGAGCCCTTCCGAGCCTTCACCCGACTTGATCAGATGCGGTTGCGTGCGTGCGATGTCGATCGCATCCTGCACCGGCATGCCGCGGATGCTCGGGATCTCGGTCGACTTTGCCGCCGGCGCCGGCCGCGGCAGGCCCTGCGCCCAGGTTTTTGGCGGCGGCGGTGGCGTGATCGGTGGCTCGACCACGCTGCCCATCCCGCCTTCGCCTGGCTTCGGCGTGGCAAGCACCGGCGGTGCCGGTGTTTCGGCCGCGATCGCCTCGGGCGGCATGTTGCCGCCGATCACGGCGCGCGGGTTGGCTTCCAATGCGGCCGCCGGCGGTGGCGGCAGCCGTCGTCCGCGGCGCATGCCGGCCTGCAGCACGGCGCCGGCCTCGCCTCCGGTGCCGCCGAGAAGGCCACCTGAGGTGCCGAGCATCGCGGCGTTGAGGATCGGGCCAGGGTCGTAAGCGCCGCCCTGGCTGTATCTGTCGGCGGTCTCGTAGGCTTTTTGCGGGATGTCGTAGATGCCCTTCGCGACACTGCCGATGTCGGCGATGCCCTCCGCGGCGGGCTTGTTCAGCCATCGGCCTGCGGCTTGCGCGGTGCCGGCGATGCCGCGGCCGGTGTTCACGATCATATCGGCCAGGCTGGTCGGCACCGGCTTGTCGGAGGGCGCGTTGGCGCGGCTGTCCTCGAAAAACTGCCACGGCTCGGAGCCTGGCCGGTAGGGATTGGTCGCGGTCCAGGGATCGGCGCCGGCTGGCTGGTAGGCGTCCTGGGCGGCGGTGGCTCCCAATATCCACCGCGGATCCGGCGCGGCTGCGCGGTCTGACGCGCCTGGCTGGATCGCCATGTTGCTGGCTGTCTCATAGAACCGCCGCGCGATCTCGGGGTCGACGTTCTCTGTCGCCTCGGGATCGTAGAGCTGGCGCATCATATGCCGCCCTGGCCTAGCTGCGCGGCCTTGAGCTGCGCCGCCTGCTGGCGCTCGCCTTGCCGTTGCGCGAGGTCGCTGGCCTTGAGGTTGTGGGTCTGGATCGCGAGGTCGGCCTTCTGCCGGTTGAGCTGCATGTCCTGCTGCTTGGCGAGCAGCTCGACCTGGTTCTGCTCGCGGCTTTCGATCGCCTTCTGGTTCTGCACCTGCGCCTTCGCGGCGTTGTCGCCCTGCTTCGCCTGCAGCTCCATCTGCTTCAGCTGGCGCTGGTTGGCGAGCTCGGCGGCCTTGTGCTGGTCCTTCATCTGCAGCTCGGCCTGGGCGAGCTGGGCGTCGGCGTCGATCTTCTTCTGCGCGGTCTGGTCCTTCATCTGCTCGACCTGCAGCATGATCTTGCCTTGCGCGGTCGCCGGGTCGTCGCCGCGCGGCTGGTCGCCCTTGGCCTTCATCTGTTCGATCAGGCCGTCGATCGCGCCATCGAGCGAGCGGCCGGCGCGGAACGGGGCGGTGGCGAACTTCAACAATTCGCCGCAGAATTCCGCGGTGCGCGGTTCGGCCTGGATCATCTGCGCCAGCTGCGGCAATAGCTGCGCCAGCACGCCGATGAACTCGCCGCGGCGTTGCTTCTCGGCGTTCTCGTCGGCCATGATGGTGCTGTCGGTTTCGATATCGAGCGTGAAGGCTTTCGCGCGGCTGTCGCCGAGGAAATGCAGCACCTGCTCGATGGTCGGCTTGTCGGCGATCTTCTGCAGCTCCTGCTGGCCGGCCATCATGGTCTGCTGCATCTGCACCTGCAGCTGCTGCACCTGGTTCGGGTCTGCCTGTCCCGCCGAAGCCTGGGCGTAGGCGGACTGCATCTGGCCGAGCTGCTGCTGCAGCTCCTGCTGCTTCTGCGCGTAGGCCTGCTTCTGCATCGCGGTGGTCGGCAGCTGCGTCTGGCTCATCGCGATGATGGTTTCGGGCTTGAACTTCTCCGTGATGATTTCCAGCGTGATCTCGACCAGGTCTCTCGCGATGCGAACCATTTCCTGTTGCTTGTCGCGGATGCGGGTCGAGCCGTACTGGGTCTTGAGCTGCTGCGCGCCGAGGGTTTCGTTGGGATCGGTGCTGCCGCGCATGATGTCGGAGAAGCCCATGATCTGGTAGATGTCGGTGATGATCTCCTTGCGCAGCGCCACCAGGCCCTGCACGGTCTGCGCGATCACGTCGATCGGCATCCAGACAATGATCTCTTTCGTCCCCCCGAAACTCGCCCAGTTCGAGATCGGCACCAGCAGCCGGCCGGGCGTATTGGTCTCCACCGCGGCCTGGATGGCGTCGGCGAGCTCGGCACCGCCGGCGGGGTAGAAGCCCTTGGCCTCGAGCGCTTCGGACAGCGCGTGGATCTTGCCGGTCAGCAAATTGATCTCGTCGAGCTGGTCGCGATACTGCATGGCGTCGGGCACCGGCACCAATGATCCGCGCTGCACGGTGCCGAACGCCGGCTTCGGGCACGGGAAGAACTCCCTCAAGTCGAGGTGCGGCTCGGCTTCATCGAGGATGTTCTCGCAGCCTTCGCAGACCCAGACCACGCGCTTGTCGCCCTTGCTCCAGATCTCCCAGAATTTCGCGCGCTCGCGGGCATCGGCGCCGCCGACGTTCTTCGCTTCCTTGTCGACGCGGTAGTCGGCGCGCTGGTATTCATCGCCGGAATATTTCTCGAACCTTTTGCGGGCCTGCGCGCGGGTCAAATAGCTGGCGCCGGCGACCCAGGTGACTTCCCTCCAGTTGCGGGAGATCGAATGCAAAAAGTCCTTGCGGTGCTTGAAGTCGATGCAGACGCGCTCGGTGCCTGAGATGCTGTTCTCGCCCCCCTCGTAGCGGCACCAGGCGACACCGCGGCTGATCATCGAGAGATCGTCGCGCACCAAGAGCATCAGGTCGTTGATGCCTGCGAGGTCGAAGGCGACCACGGCGCAGCGTTCGGCGACTTCGCTCGCCGCCTGGTACACCGCGCGCCTGTCCTTGAACTTCGGGGCCACCACCGGCACCGGCGGCTTCGCATAGATCGACGGCTTGAGCACTTCGGCATTGGCCCAGAACATCTGGTATTCGCGGTTGCGGTTGATGCGGCCGGTGCCGTCGCTGGAGAGCCGCTCGAGGCTGGCATAGAGCCGGTCGAGGTTGTCGCAGTGCCTGTTCCACGGCTCGAAATTGTCCTCGCTCTCCTGCAGGAGGTTGAGCCAGGCTTTTGCGCTCTTCGGCTCGATCGCGGGGTTGAACTCGGCGTCGTCATGGCGCTCGTCTTCTTCGCTCGGTGCATCTGCTACACCGAACTCGATCGGTTCATCGCTCATAGGATGATGCCTCGGTGGCTATGGTCGACCGGCGGCGGGATCCGCCAACCGCCTTCGCCCCGGTAAGGACCGGGGCTTCGGCGTGACGTGCCCGCCTGGGCTCGGGATGCGGTGGTTGCGGGGACAACGGCCTGCGCCAGGTAGCGGAATGCATCCGCGTAGTGGCTGGTCCAGTCATGCACGGCGAGGGCGCGGAAGGTCTTCTTCTCGTCGTCCCATTCCCTCCGGTACTGCTCGAGCGCGTTGATGCCGTCCTCGCATCTTGTGTGGAACACGCACAGCGGCAGCACGCGGCGCACGGCGTTGATGCCGTCGGCGACGGTCGACATCGGCACCAGCATCGGACGCAATCCCATCGATGCCATGGTCTCGACGCGGGTGCGGCCGGTGCCGAACTCGCGCACCTTGGCGTCGTGCGGAACGTGGTCGGTGCCGTTTTTCCAGCCGTGCTGTTTCAGCCTGGCTTCGATGATGCCGGCATAGTGTTCGACGCCGGCACCGCTCTGCGAATAGCAATCCAGGATCCTGATCTGCGGGCCGTCCTGGTAGAACCAGATCGTGGTGTCGTCGCGGACGCCGAGATCCCACGCCCTGTTGACGGGCGCATCGATCGGATCGATGTCGAGGATGCGGCCCTCGCTGCGCACCGCGGCCATTTCGGAAGCGAAGAAGCTGCCGAGGATCGCGGCGTTCCACGAACATTCGTATTCCTGCAGGAAGGTGGCGTTGCCGGCGTCCTCGCCGTAGAGCGCCATCATCTCCGAGCGCGCTTCGGTGAGCTCGGGCTCCGAAAGCGCGCCGGTGTCGCGCGCGGTCAGGAGCTCGCAGAACCATTCATTCGAGCGGCTCGCGTAGTCGAACATCGCCTTGCAGTGGTTATGGCCCCTCGGTGTCGAAATGAACGCCGCCCAGCCATTGTTCTCGGCGAGGATCGGCCGGTGGTAGGCCCAGGCGCTCGGGTTCGCGAGCGCCCACTCACTGTAGACAATCCCCGCGACACCGGAGCCCAGCGTGGCGTCGTAGCGATCGCTGCCCATCACCTGCCATGTGCTGCCACCCAGCTCCTGCTTGAACCGAATAAACATCTCGGTGTCGTTGGTGCTCTCCCGCATCGCCAGCGGAAACGCCTCATCGATGCGGCGCTTGCCGGTGTGCGCATTGATCGCGCTCCACAGGCTTTTGCGGCCCTGGTTGTATTCAGGGAGCGCATGCCAATAATTACCTGGTCGGCGCATCATCTCGCAGGCGGTATGATGCAGCGCCACCTCGTCCTTGCCGGCGCGTCTGTGCCAGACCGCCATCGCGCGCTTGCCACCGCCCTGCAAATATTGCCACAGCGCCATCTGGTGGGGTCTTGGCAGCCAGCCGCCATGCGGCAGGTTGACGTCAAGCACGCCTGACGTCTTCGTGTAACGCGCCGATCGCGAGCGCTCTCATGTGGATCGCCGTCAGGCTGTCCATGATGCGCAGCCTCGCAATGTCGCGCAGCACGTCCTCGAGCTCTTCAATCCGCGCGCCATCCCGCCTCGCGCGCGTTCTCCAGGCAATCGCTTCCATCGCGAGGGCAGTCGCCATCACGGAGAAACCTGCCGGATCGCCGGCTTCCCGGCCGCATCCTCGGCCGCCGCGCTCAAACAGTGATCTACCATTTCCAGCGCATGGATGAGCTTGCGGCAATGCCCGCGCGCCAGGCTCCCATCACTTGAGAGATCATCGCGGAAGCATAGCCGCCAGCGCATGTCCCTCATCTCGAGCTCGAGCCTCGCCATATGGTCGGCCGCATCCATCAGGTAGCCCGCCAGGTTGGCGTCGATCTTCTTCCGCATTTCCGTCATCGCGCGTCGTCACCTCCCCTGATGGAACCAGATCGGATATTCAGAAATATCGACCACCCCCTGGGTTCCCACCCCCCACCGGTAGTATGGCTCGCCCTGTGATTGTGCGACCGCACTTGTCACACGGACAGATTATTGCTATGGCGCGCGAGAGCCTTCGCCCTTCGCGACCTCCACAAACGAGCTCCCTCATGCAACGGCTGCGCGGCACCGGCAAAACCTTCTCCACCTCTGGCGAGAAATGGCTGCCCTACCACTACAACCCAGTCCGCGCCTCAAAGGCCGCCCGCCTGCACCGCCTGCACCGCAAAGGCCTCACCATCCCCACCGATAAAGCCAGCCTGCGAGCCGCAGCCGATCAGGCCGCCGCAGACCACCCGGAGATGATCAGACGGCGGTGATCGCTCCTGGTACCCGGTGCTCTCTCATCATACGGCTCTCGGTAACACCCTGAGATCCTTGGGCAAAGTGAACTGAGCCGGTTCTGGTACCTGCCCGGTTTCAATCCCGGCTCACCGCCCCCGGAGGTCCCCACCCCCTATCGCGATACCCCTCCCGCTCAGGGGTTATGGTGCTCTCTGATATCGATGGCTTATCAATGACTTAGCCGATGCGATGTTGGATATCGCAACAGGATAACGTCCGTTATGGTGTTGCGCTCAGACCTTCTGGTGCTCTCTACTATTCAGGCTTGGTCTCGGATTTCCCAACAGTCTCAATGATTTGGCGGATGGTGACGCGGATATCGCCCTCGCCATCTGGTCCGGTGTGCGCCTGGGGCGCCTTGCCCCAGCCGCGCTCAAGCAGCAGCGCGATCGCGGACACTTTGGCGCCGTCGCTCTCGCTGTTCTCAGCGATGCCGGCCAGCTGTCTCACCGAGGTTTCGGTGTACGAACGCGCCAGCGATTTGAGATCGAGCGGCAATTTCTTTAGCGGAGTTCCATCAGGCATTTGCTTGGGGTGAGCCCCCTCCTGTTACGGCCTCAGTTCCATCGGATTTTGCTGCGGTGCGGTCTGCACCTGGTCGCGCTCGGTTATTTTGGTGCTCTCTGCGGAATTGGCTCGCTCGCAAAGTCTGTTGCTGTCGGCTTGTGTGGCTCGCTCGATCAACATGGTGCGCTCTCACGCGATGGCTCGATCGGCTGTTGTCGTTTCAGCTCATCGACTTCGAACCGCAGGGTTGCGAAGTCGTACTGCAGCGTTGCGATGCTGATTTTCTGCTCGGCGATCATGTTGTTGATTTTCAGAAGTTCATCGGCGATCGCGCTTGCGGCGTGTTCGAGGTCGGCTTGTCTCGCCGTAGCTTCTTCACGAAGGCGGGCGCGTGCTTCGGTTTTGGCTTCCGCGGCTTCGGCGTCGATCAGTGACACCATTTTCATGTTGCTCATGGTCGCTCGTTCGCTGTGGTGCTCTTTGCTCGCGTGGCTCGCTCATTGCGGCTGGTGTTCTCCAGGTCAGTGGCTCGCTCACTTTGTTTGGTGTGTTCGAGGTTGTTTGGCTCGCTCGCTTGTTTTGGTGCTCTCTTGGCGTGTGGCTCGCTCGACGGAAATGGTGTGCTCCGGTCTGGTGGCTCGCTCGCGGAATGTGGTGCTCTCCGCAGATTAGGCTCGCTCGATCGTTCTGGCGCGCTCATCCCCGAATGGCTTCCGCCTTCGCTTCGCTATGGCGGGACGAGCGCTCGACCTGGATGTTGCTGTCGAGGTCTATGGCTCGCTCGGTGACTTCGGTGTTCTCTTCAAGGATGGCTCGCGATAGCCGGCTGAATATTGCCCGACACCGGCTGCATCGCCAATAGGTCAGCGATCCTTCCCGGTCGCTGGATCCGCACATGATCGGCTCGACCGCGGCCTCGACCACCTGGCCGCACCGCGGACACTGCTGCATCACAGCGGCTTGAACAGCACGGCGCACGTCGCCACCAGCAGGCCCAGGATGATGCAGGCCATGATCAGCGTTCCGTGGTCCATATCCACACCCTGAAATAATATTGCATCCTGTTGCAGTTCCTGTTGCACCCCTGCGAATACTGTGCTTATTGATGGTCACCAAAGGGGGAACCACCATGAAATCCGCCATCGCCTACATCCGCGTTTCGACCCAGAAGCAGGGCCGATCCGGCCTGGGCCAGGAAGCCCAATTTGCCGCGATCGCCCGCTTCGCCGTCGCCGAGGGCTTCGACATCAGCGACATCTACACCGAGGTCGAAACCGGCAAGGGGGCAGATGCGCTGGCCAAACGCCCGCAACTGGCCGCCGCCCTTGAGGCTGCCCGCAAGGCTGGCGCGCCCGTTATCGTCGCCAAGTTGGACCGGCTGTCGCGTGACGTCGCCTTCATCGCCGGCCTCATGGCACAGCGCGTGCCGTTCATCGTCTGCGACCTCGGCGCCAATGCCGACCCGTTCATGCTGCACATCTATGCGGCGCTGGCCGAACAGGAGCGCCGGATGATCTCCCAGCGCACCGTGGTGGCCCTTAAGGCGGCCCGTGATCGCGGTGTCAAACTTGGCAGCCCTACAGGGCCGGCGATCCACAAGGAGCGCTCGGCGGCCTTCGCTGCCAGCCTCAAGGCCATCGTGGAGCCGATGATCGAGATCGGCTTCTCGACCCGCCGCATCGCCGCGACGTTGAATGCCCGCGGCATCAAGAGCTCCACCGGCGTGGCCTGGTCGTCCATGACCGTGCACCGCCTGATCGACCGACTGCAACAAGGGAACTGAAAATGTTCGAAATCGCCGCGACCCTGTTGGGCGTCTACCTCATCTTCTGCGTCGGCGCGCTGATCGTCGGCCTCGTCTGGGGTGCCA